CCAACCTGGGCATTACCCATAGGGGCTGCTGCCATTTCTGGAGCTATTGCATGGGGGTCCATGCAAGCACAGGCACAAGCGACAAGTTCGGAGGTGGCTAGAATCGAGCAGGTGGTAAAGGAGACAGCGGAGAAAGCGGTAGCCAACGGGCAGCTTTCAGCAGTCAACCAGACACAGATCAAAGCAGTGGTAGACAGTCTGAGTCAACAGCAGGAGACGTTGAAGTCAACGGACGAGAAGCTGGCGCAACTGATCCAGATAATGCTACAGAAGCAGTAAGACTAGATTACGATCCCGAAAACCCTGATCGGTTTTGCGACCTGAGAGAGTGGAATAAACTCAAGCTTGTCAACCCACCGGCAAAACGCCATCAAGTCGCAATGGACTGGTTAAGGTTCAACCATCAACAGTGTGGCTACGGGGCGATGATTTACGTGAGAAACTCGATGCCAAGAGTATTAGGCACAGCCCACCAAGTAGATGTTGATGTCTTGACATGGGAGCTTGTTGCCCCGCAAGCAGAAAGAACTCAAGCACTCAAAAAGAAGCGTAGACTATGACGCTGATGATATTTGTTCTGGTGCTTTTAACTCCAGGTGGGGTGCCAACCGGAACGGAGTTGTATTTTCAAGAACTGACTAGCTGCCTTGAATATCGTGATGCATTAGTCCATCAAAGCGTTCATACTCATAATTGGTTACGCAGTAAGACCAACAAGTTTGATGGTTTTTGTGAGGTGAGATTGATTCCTTCGTCAGAGGCTGGGAAAGGTAAATACATATTCAGAGACCCTGTTAGGAAGAAAGAAGATGAGTGATATACCTCCCTTCCCGAATAGTGTGAATGCTGTACAGCAGGTTCCAAAACACCAGATTCAAAAGATAGACACGGAGCGGATGCAGGGTAGGGAAACAAACGCGAAACAAGAGATTATCACTACCATATACGACGCCAAAGTTTACACATATAAAGGTGGGCAACTCAGTCACACAACTCCTAAAGTCACGGGTCAACACATTTTAGTCACGGTATGAATGCTAAAAAACTCGAGCCAAAATCTCGATACTCAGAATACGATGTTGACGGTGACGGCACTGTCACTGACGAAGAGTTAGCAAAACATACGGAGATGCTGCAACTTGAACTCCAAGAAGAAAAAGCAGACAGTCAAAGAAAGATGGCCTGGGTTGCTGTTGGGAGTATGTGCTTTTTCGCTCTTTTGCCTATTGCTCCTTTTGTCCCAAGTGACCGCCTTGACACCCTAGCCAGCATAAGCGACATGCTGTTTCTTAGCCAAGCCTCCATCGTTGGATTATACTTTGGGGCGACCGCTTACATGAGCAAGAGGCCGTAATGCCAAGAGCAAAACAAAAAGAGGTATACAACTATAAATGCCAACTGGTCAAAGTCGTAGACGGCGACACGATTGATGTTGATATTGATCTTGGATTTGATGTTTGGCTTCGAAATCAAAGAGTTAGGCTGCATGGAATCGATACTCCAGAGTCGAGAACTCGAAACAAAGCAGAAAAAGTTCTTGGTCTAGCTGCGAAAGAATTTCTTACTCAACAGTGCCGCAACAAATTTACGATAGCTTCGATGGGTCGGGGTAAGTTTGGCCGAATTCTTGGTATAGTTTATTCAGAAACCGGAATAGACATCTGTAAACTTATGATCAAAACAGGCCATGCAGTAGAATATTACGGCGGCAAAAAAACAAAGGTTTGGGCATGAGCATCCTCGGATCTTTAATTGAACCAGCAACCAAGCTCCTCGATAAAGTCATCGAGGACAAGGATCAAAAGGCCGCACTCGCCCATGAAATTGCCACGATGGCGGAAAAACACGCCCAAGAGCTTGCCAAAGGTCAGATAGAAATCAATAAGTTAGATGCAAAAGGAAACTGGTTCCAATCGAGTTGGAGGCCGTTGGCTGGATATACTTGTGTGCTAGGTCTGATGGTAAACTTTCTTGTGGCCCCGATTGCAGCGGGATTTGGCCTTGTGATACCGCAGGCAGACGCTGGCGTAATGATGCCTCTTCTTCTTGGTATGTTAGGTCTAGGCGGTGCTCGTTCATTCGAAAGGGTCAAAGGTGTAGGCAAGTAAATGAGTGATTATAGATACTTCAAACTAGAAGATTTTGACTGCCAAGAAACTGGTGAAAACCAGATGTCGGAAGAATTTATAGAACGTCTTGATGGTCTGCGACACGTTTGTGAGTTTCCGTTCATTGTTACTTCTGGTTACAGATCCCCGAATCACAGCATCGAAGCTAGGAAAGAAAAACCCGGACAACATGCACAAGGTATCGCTGCGGATATAAAAGTTGTCGGAGGCGCACAACGTCGGTTACTGGTAGAAAAAGCCCTAGACATGGGATTTACAGGTGTTGGTGTAGACAAAAATTTTATTCACGTTGATATTCGAACCACAACACCGGTTCTTTGGGTGTACTAATGCCTTTAGCCAAGTTTATATTCAACCCAGGTATCAATAAAGAAGGCACTGCGTACACGGCAGAGGGTGGCTGGTTCGATGGCAATCTGGTGCGTTTCCGTAAAGGACTGCCCGAAAAGATCGGTGGGTGGACCAAATATATCCAAACATCTTACGAAGGCACCGGTCGTAAACTGCACGGTTGGGTTGATCTCGACGGTACAAAGCTTTTGGGCCTCGGCACACGGTTCAAGTTATATATACAAGAGGGCACCTCTTACAACGACATAACACCGATTCGATCCACAACCGGTGCAGGTGACGTAACTTTTGCCGCGACTAACGGATCAAGCACGATTACGGTAACAGATTCCGGCCACGGTGCAGTAAACGGAGATTTTGTGACATTTTCTGGCGCAGCGTCTTTGGGTGGCAACATAACTGCGGCGGTATTAAATCAAGAATATCAAGTAGACACAGTGCCTACTGCAAATACGTTTACGATTACTGCAAAAGACACTTCAGACGCTACTGTCACGGCAAATAGTAGTGACACCGGTAATGGTGGAGGGTCTGTAGTCGGTACCTATCAAATTAACAGTGGTCTCGATGTATTCGTAGATGGCACAGGTTGGGGCGTAGGAGCGTGGAGTGCTGGCACATGGGGTTCAACAACCTCTTTGGGAGATGCGAACCAGTTGAGGCTTTGGTCAATGGATAACTTTGGTGAGGATCTGATTTCTAATCCAAGAGCAGGGAGTATCTACTATTGGGATAAAACAAACGGGCTGAACACCCGTGCAGTCGCCCTAACAAGCTTACCGGGGGCCAATCTGGCACCAACACGAGGTCTTCAAGTCATCGTATCAGACGTTGATCGTCACGTTTTTGTATTGGGGGCAGATCCTATCAGCGGGGGTTCTCGTAGTGGAACGATAGATCCATTGCTGATTGCATTTTCTGACCAAGAAAACGCCGCAGAATGGGAGCCAACGGCCACCACCACAGCAGGATCGTTACGTTGTTCTGCTGGTTCGGAGATTATTGGAGGTCTTCGTGCTCGACAGGAAACGTTGGTTTGGACTGATGTAGCGTTATATAGCCTGCAATTCATAGGTCCGCCCCTCACTTTTGGTTTGAATTTGGTCAATGAAGGGGTCAGCATGATCGGACCCAATGCCGCCGTAAACACACCACGTGGTGTGTTTTGGATGGATAAAAAAGGTTTTTACAACTACAACGGGTCCGTAACCCCGTTGCCTTGTAGCGTTCAATCGTATGTATTCGATGACATCAACGAAAAACAGGCATTTCAATACTTCGCTTTTGTAAACAAGCAGTTCGATGAGGTCGGTTGGTTCTATTGCTCAGAGGATGCGACGGTTATAGATCGGTATGTTGTATACAATTATGTGGAACAGACATGGAATATTGGTCAATTGTCCCGCACAGCGTGGCTGGACGAGGGTATTGTGGCGTTTCCACGGGCAGCGGGTAAATCAGACTCCACACACTTTTTGTTCCAGCATGAAACCGGCCACGATGACGACGGCAGTCCTATGACTAACGTATTTATTGAATCTGCTGACTTCGATATCGGTGACGGCGAGGAGTTTCAGTTCATACGCCGTATGATCCCAGACGTGAAGTTCACCGGTGATGGTGGTAGTGATCAGGCCATCAACGTAGTAATGAAGACACGGAACTTCCCTGGTCAATCACTGACCTCGGACCAAACAAGCAGCTTTACTGCAACGACCACTAAAATAGATATGAGAGCGCGTGGACGACAGGCTTCTGTTCGTTTCGAATCGGACGATGACGCTGGCACAGACGTTACTCTAGGGGTTGGTTTTCGACTCGGTGGCACAAGGCTTGATCTGCAACCCAACGGGCGTAGATGAGTAAGCTTTTACAGGGCAGATTGCCGTTTGCACAGGGCGAACAGGTAGATACTGGCACCTTCAATCGAACTGTACGTTTGCTCGAACTTAGCTTAGACTCTGTTGATCCAGATGCGACACCGCAGTTTACCGCAGCTCGTCGAGATGAGTTGAAATTTAACGCTGGTGATATAATCTGGAATCTGACTGAAGGCGTTTTACAGGTGTATACCGGCAACGTCTGGCAGAATATATCTTCTCCGTCAACATCGGGGTTAAGCGCAACAGTTAGTGTCGGGACCGTTACGGTAGCTACCAACGGTTCTACGGTTGTAACAATCAGTTAGCGGTAACTTATGGCGGAACCTGCTCTACAATACGACGAATTTGAAGATATCGAGCCGATAGAGATACCTGCCGGTGGCATTGCTACCTTCCTCACCGCCAAAGAGGGTATGTTCGCAGACGATGACAACATCCCACAAGGTGGTATAGCCCAAGTCAAAGCCGTTGCAGACCAATTAGCAGAGTTTGGTCGCCATGAAGATGAATACATGGTCCACGCAGCACACGGCGAAACAGTTATTCCAATGGAGGTTTTTCGTAAAAACCCCATTCTGAAAGAAAACATCTACAAACAAATGCGCGACATGGGCCTTGAGCCAGAGCGGTATGTTGTAGGTAGTGAATTCAACTCAATCAACCCCGTAACGGGACAGCCTGAGTTTTTTCTCAAAAAATTATTCAAGGGCATCAAGAAAGTCTTCAAGGTTGTGGCACCGGTCTTATTAACTGCTGGTCTGAACGTGATAGCACCGGGACTCGGCACCATAGTGTCTGGTGCGATTTCAGGTGGGATTATGGGTTTAGCTAGTGGTAAAGGACTACAAGGTGCTCTGAAAGGTGCCGCGTTGGGCGGTATCACTGCAGGAGCTTTTAAAGCTGCTTCTGGGGCCATAGGGGCCGCAAAAGAAGGCGGGAATATATTGACCGGTGCAAAAGCTGGGTTTTTAGCAGAACCCGGTCAGAAAGCTCTCGAAGAGGGGGCGAAATCGGTTTTAGCTAAACAAGCGCAAGAAAAGGCTCTCGTAGAATCACTGATTGAAGATCCCGTGCAAACCGCTATCCAAACGGCAGGATCTGGAGGAGGCGGAGGAGATATAGCTAGAGAAATCATAGAAACATCCCCACAAATACAGGCTCCAGCACAAACTTCAGCTCTGCCTGCGGGTGGAGGGGTTATGCAACTTGATGCTGCCGGTCAGCCGCAAGGTTTAGAGGCTTCCATTCAACCGAGCGCAGATAGAACCTTTCAAGCTCCAAGTCTTCGCAGTGGCATAAATAAACTCATTCCCGGTTTACAAGAGGGCGAAACAGGTCAAGTCGGCTTCCGACCATTGTCGGGCTTAAAAGACATATTCTTACCTCAACAATCTTTGTCCGCACGGGCACGAGAGTATGGACAGAGAGTATTGGGCTTGTCAGGCTCGTCTTTGGAGGAATATGTCAAAGAATCTACGTCGGGAGCATTGACCGGAATTTCTGGGTTTGCTCGTAAATATGGTCCGGGAATCGGGGCAATTATGGCGGTTGACGCATTAAGTCGCGAAGAACCGGAAGATTTCAACGTGGCGGAAACGGTAGAAAACCCTTTGATCGGAGATCGTAGGTACTCACCCGGCACATTTTTACCTAGACCCACCTACACAATAAAAACTTTGAAGCCCGAAGACTTTGTTGTACCGACAACGGCATCCGTTTATAAGCCTGTACCCGGTGTTGCTGAAGGCGGCGGCATCGACGAGAATATTTTTCCACGCATGATGGGTCCTATAGAAGGTCCGGGTACTGAAACTTCGGACGATATACCCGCGATGCTTTCAGATGGCGAGTTTGTAATGACAGCAAAAGCCGTCAGGGGTGCCGGTAACGGATCCCGCCAACGGGGGATGAGAAACATGTACAACATGATGAGTAATTTTGAGGCAATGGCCTGATGGCTACTACAACCCAAATACAAGAGGTACGAGAATCTGCACCGGTCGAAGCGTATAAGTTAGGTCTATACGAGTCGGCTCAAGATTACATTACCCGAATGCAAGGCATCGATCCTGCCACTGGGCAACCGCTTGTGGATGCAGAGGGTAGGGAGCTTGGACCGGTGTTACCGCCAACTCAAGCTATCGCCGGTCTTACAGCAGAACAAATTGACGCAGGCGACTTAATTAGGACGGGTATTGGTGGTTACGAGCCGTTTTTGCAAGGTGCTCTAGCAAGCACACAAGCCGGTCAGCAGGCGATTACAGCCGGAGCCTTACCAGGTATACAAGAGGCTTTGGGGGTACAAAGAGGTTCGTTGCAGACTTTACGCGATGCACAGTCCCTCGCTGCTGCGACAAGAGCAGAGCCTTTTACCTTTAGAGATCAAGCACTTAGAGGCTTATCAGCCGCCGCTTCTGACATTACGGGAGCACAGGCTGGTGTGCCGTTGCAAACTCAAGCCGCACAGCAGGGTATTGCAGCGGCAGACGTATTGGGTCAAAGGGCCGCACAAGACGCACAAGCCCGTCTGGGCCTTGGTGCAAGACAAGCAAGAGAGTTGGCTGGAGACGTTGGGATTGGCGCGTTAGGGACCTCTCGTGCTCTAGGAAGACAATTAGGCGCGGCGACAAAAGGTCAACTACAAACCGCTGCACAGGGCCAAAGAGATTTATTGGCCGCTCGTCAGGGTCTGGCCGGAGTCGCAGACCAATTTGATCCTAGTGGGATCGCACAGTTTATGGACCCCTATACACAACAAGTGGTAGAGGCGACCCGACGCGAGATTATGAGAACGGGTGAGCTACAAAAACAACAGGCAGACGCTCAAGCTATAGCAGCAGGGGCGTTTGGCGGATCACGAACCGGGGTCCAACGCGGTGAAATAGACCGTGCCGTCAATGAACAAATTGCTAGGCAAACGGCTGGTTTATTGAGTCAAGGGTTCGGTCAAGCATTAGGTGCTGCACAACAAGCTTTCGAAGCTGGTAAAGGCAGACAGCTTCAGCAAGCGCAAACTACTGGGCAACTGGCACAAGCCGGGGCTGGTCTTGGCATGTCTGCACAAGAACAAGCTGCTAGAAACGCTCAAGCATTAGCTCAACAAGCTGCTCAAGCCCAACAATTACGAGGATCGATTGGTCTGCAAGCTGCGGGGATTGGACAACAGGCCGCTCAAACGGGCGCACAGTTAGGTCTATCCGCCGCCGAAATGGCGCAACGTGGGGCGCAAGTTGGCGGTCAGCTTGGCTTGCAAGGTCAGCAGGCATTAGCTCAAATGGCAGCTCAACGAGCCAACATAGCACAAACCGGCGGTCAGTTGGGACTCCAGTTCGGTCAGCTTGGGCAAGCAGATGTTAGTCAACTAGCTGCATTGGCTGGACAACAAGCGCAAACCGCACAAGGAATCGGATCATTGGCGGCCCAAGGCGGACAGCTAGGCGGTAGATTGGCTTCGATGGGTCAAATACAAGCTGCTCTTGGTCAACAGGCGCAGCAGCAAAGAGCCGCTGACGCTCAACAGTTATTAGGCTTTGGTGGAATGCAGCAACAGCAGGCACAAAATGTGTTGAACGCACAGTTTGCCGCTGAACAGGCGGCGTATGCACAGCCTCTCCAACAACTCGGATTCTTGGGTGACTTGACCAAGGCACTGCCTTCATCACAAAGCTCAATCTTGCAACAAAATGCACCCAACCCAGGTCTTGGGCAACAGGTAGCTGGTTTGGCACTCGGTGCCGCTGCACTCGGGAGGGCGTTCTAATGCAGGATAGTATGCCCCGCGAGATCAAAGACATCATACGCAACGTTCAGCAGATGGATCTGCCTGAAAACGGCATAGCAGACATCCGTATCAAGATACAGGGCGGTGACGTGATGGACCGTCCTATGTTCAAAAAAGGCGGTGGTGCAAACAAGTTTCCTGACCTTAGTGGTGACGGCAAAGTAACCCAAAAAGACATATTGATAGGCCGTGGTGTCATCGAGAAACAAGAAGGCGGTGCAGTCAACCCAGAGCAGGCGATAGCTCAAGTCGAGATGGCTGCCGAAGCAGAGGGCGAACAGCTTGGCCTTGACTATCTGGCCCAGCAGATGGGCGGCATTGACATGGCAGAAGATGCAGAGGGCCTGATCAACGCACTGCGGGGCAATGAGATGCCCATATCAGCACGGCGCACGGAACTTGCAGAATATGTTGGTGAAGAAGATGCTATGCGGACCCCAGAGTCTGTATTGGCAATGGTGCAGCCCACCATAATGATGACCGAAGAAGGGGCTATGAACTCAGGCATTGGTGAATTGATGCAACAACTCACCTCAGATGTCGAAATGGCTACGGAAGGTGGTGCGCCAACAGACATGGGTCAGGGTGTCGGCGCATTGATGATGGCAGGAGCACCAGAACAGCCCGTGCAGCAGTTTGCGGCGGGCGGCCCTGTGGTTCGTATGGCAGAGGCAGGAGATCCCTCTTTGGAACAAAGATTCCAACAATATCTCCCTTTTTTTCAAAATATCCAAGGCGTTGACGCCGAAAACCGGGAAAAGGACCGTGCTCTTGCATTAGCCCGTGCGGGTTTCCAGTTTGCAGCAGGCGTAGGGCCGAAAGGTGAAAATATAGCGGGCAGACCATTTTTATCGCAACTGGGCACTGTAGGGCAGACAGCTTTAGGTGATTTGGCGGCGATTCGTGCTGGAGAAAGAAAGAGTGACAGCGCGTTACGGTCTATGGCAGCCAAGGCAGCGATAGATGCCCAGACGGCTGCGGATACCGCGACACGTCAAATGGCTTTGGAACAAACCAAACTGGATAGATCGCTCGCCGAACTATTGATAAAAGAGGGTGGTTTGATGGATCGCCTTCGTTTGACAGAAGAAGGAAAAGGTAAACGCCAAGAGGCAAAAGCAGAACAGGAGTTAACACAACTCGATGTGAAAGGCGACCAGGCTTTAGAACAAATCGCTGCAAAAGGCGACCAAGCTCGTCAGACGGCCGTCTTGGGGTCTGATTTGAAGGTACGAGAATCTAACATACAAAACATTCTTGACATGAAGCGTGACGCGGCGCAGAACAACAAGCCCGTGGACAAAGTTTTGAGTGACGGTATGGGCAATCAGCAAGTTCTGAGGATTTTCCCGGATGGACAAACGACCGTATTTGGGGTTGGTCAAGAGGGTAAATTTGCTATGGACAGCCCCGGCAAAATGCGGCAGGGCGTACTCAAAAACGTAACATCTTATGGCTCTGGAACGTTGTCACCAGAGGTCACTACAGACGTTGAAAGCTCAATAGATATCATCTACAAACCCACTGGTCCTCAGAAGATACTTTCAGAGGGGCTACCTTTGAATCTTGCTATTGCGATAGATAAACGGGCAAAAGCTGGGTTCCCGATGAATATAGATGAGACAATCATCAAAGACGCTCAAAAAATGGTTGCAGATCCCGTAAACACTACTTTGTCAGAGGCGGAAAGTCTGGCAGCCCAAGGCGAAAAACTAAAAACGTTTATCCCAGAAGGTTTGAACATAGAGGGTAGTTTCGGTGGGTTGAGTGGCCCCGCTAGGGTGTTAAGGTACATCAACGATCAATTAGTGGACGTTGATCCTACCGGCTTTTATCGGGATGCAATGTCAATCCCTGATGATGCCAAAAAAGACATCGTGAAGTCGGATGTACATCTGAATGCGCTTGCAGACGAGACATTGAAACTACTGTACGAAGAGCTTGGAAATGCACGTTTGAAAGCAATCGTCGATGTTATACAAGCAGAAGTTGCGAAGATACGACCAGGTGCCGTGTCAACAGATACTCAGGCCTACCAGCAGGCACAAATTCTGTATAAGAAGCTGCTAGAAGCAGAGCAACAAGCAAACAAAATTTACAAAATTGATCCAAAAGGCACTCACGACGATAAAGATTTTCTTATTGCCAAGAACATGGTGGAAAACCAACTACCCATACTGTTGCGTAGCTTTGAAAACTTGATTGACTCGTTGGGTGTGGCAACAAGGGGCGTCGTAGACCAAGGACCCGGGGCGGATGTGATTGGAGGTCGAGCGGCGCAATCTCAAAAACGTTTCGAAAATCTCCTGCAGGATAGAAAATAATGGCAGAAAAGCTACGCCTCGATTTTAATGAGGAGTTTGCACCCTTAGTGAGGGAGTTTGGGCTATCTGACGCGGTGCAAGGCATGGTCGATGCTGCCGAAGGGCCGGGAACTTATGCTGATTTGAGGGCCGGTGCAGGACTCACGGACCTAGATCTAATTAAAGAATATCTCGAGCTGCCCAAAATTGACGTGCCGATACAGTCTTTGCGTAGTCAAGGTCTTACTACCGACGAAATCTTAAATATATTCGTGCAGGATTTGGGAATCAATGAAGCGCGAGATCTCGCAAACCAAGGTATTAAACCGTCTGATTTTGCTGCTGCTTTTATCAAAAACCGAGAACTCGCTGCGGATGTAGCGGCGGCCGAGGGCGTAGCTAGGGGCTTGACCATTGGTGCTCCTGCTACGGCTGGGATGATAGCGGGAGCTAAATACGGGAGTCTTTTTGGTTTGCCCGGAATAGCTATTGCAGGGGGTGGGGGCCTGCTCATTGGGGCCGGTATCGGCATGTTTGCGGAGGACCAGTTTTTTTCCGACGAGCCTATCCTCGAAGATCAAACTCGCGCTTTGCTGGAAGGCGGCAAGGTTTTAGGTGAAGGGCTGACTATGTTGGCGGCTCCTCGTGCTTTTATGAAAATTGGTGAAAAAGCACTGACCGCAGAATCGGGTTTCCTCAAAAAACTAGGAGACTCGATACGGCTTCGCAGTTTCAATCTGCGAGAAAACCCTGTTTATCAGGCGGGTGCGATGCCAAAAGACATGAAATATCTGCAAGTTGCTGATCCCGTCATGTTCAAGTTTTTGAATACTTACAAAAAATCTCCAAAAATGTTTCAAGCGGCGGAGACGGGTGCGATTGCGGGTGCTGCCGCAGGGGCAACTGGTGCTGAATTGATATCCCCTGGTGATCCATACGTGAGAGTCCCTGCTGAAATAGGGGGAGGCTTCGCATCTGTTCTTTTGAATCCTTTTAAATGGCTCCCATACTACGAAAATTTCAAAGAAATTGCGTTAGAACAAAAAGAATTGTTAGGCGAGGCAACCTCGGAGTCAGCAGTCGAAAAACGAGTGGGGATGGCCTTGGTGAATTTCTTACTCGAAAGAGGAGAAAACCCAGAAGATTTGATCAGGGCCTTACGACGGCCAGAGTTCGACAAACTTATCAAAGATGCAGAAGATTTGGTTGACAAGACCAAGCGGCCTCTCCTCGCTGGTGTAGATATACCAAGCCCCAACAGTCGTGCGTTGACAGATAGTGTGACTCTCGAGCTATTGGAAGGCCGTCTTCGTGCGTTGAACGGGCGTTTTGGTACAGAAGTACAAAATGATTTAGATGCCCAAGCGCAAGGTGTTGCCAAAATATTGAAGGCTTTACGTTTAACCGGCGGGACAAACGCGCTGAGATCCGCCGCTATATTAAGAAAAAGGCATTTCGAGTCATTAGTTGAAGACCGGTTTGCTCACGCAATCGATCAAGCAAATAGAGCAACCAACCAAATAAAAAGTGTTACACCAGAATCTCGACGCGCTGCAAGCACAAGGGTAACAGACATCATTCAAAGTGCGTTTGCAGACGTTAATAAACAAGAAAACGCTTTGTATAAAAAGGTCCAAGGTGAGCGTGTTTTAGTTGGCGAAGATAATTTCGCGGACGAAATAGAATATTTACAAGGGACATTGACCAAAGAACAGTTTTCTCGTGTGGTTGATAAAATCGTCCGAGATGCTGGAGTCCGGTTAGGGGAACAAGCCGAAGTGAAGTTGCTTGATGCTCGAATAGAAACTTTGCAAGACTTTGTTGATATGCCACCTTCGACCCCGCAAGAAATAGAAACCGCTGTCGAAGCCACAGGGTTATCAGCAAATCAACTTGCGTCGTCTCAGAGAATTTCGTACGAGTTAAGTAAGCTCGTGAAACAAAGAGAGCAGTTGGGCGACCAAGATATTGATTCCCCAACCTTTGAGCAACAAAACAATCTTCGAAGTTACTTTCTCGCGCAAGCAAGATTGGCGGCCTCTGGTCAGAATCCTGGAATGGCGGATGCCCGAGTTTATACCCGCATGGCAAAAGCTATTGCCGATGATTTGGGAGACCAGGACAAGTTAGCTCAATTGAATGGTGAAGAACTCACTTTGGAAACTTTATCCGCCATTGATACTGCACGAGCATTCACCAAAGCAAAAGCAGATGTATTCAAAAGAGCTTTCCCAAATAAGATTATGGCTGACAGAGCCACGGGTGAGGCTTTTATTCAACCAGAATTGTTGTACCAAAACATCTTACGTGGAACCGATGATGAGACAATTTTGCGACTGCGAGACATTGATAACGCAGTGAAGATGCTAGTCAATGATCTTACGCCCGGTGGCTTGGCGGGTGATCCTACCGAGGAGCTTGTTGCGTCGGAACGATTAGGCTTGTTATCGGATAGTTATGACACCGTGGTTCGCGCTCTTGCAGGGTCGAATTTGGTGAACAACCAAACCGGTGAGGTAAACCAAGCAGGGTTAGCTAATTTCCTGACAAAAAACGAAGAAACACTCTCGTTGATGCCGCAACTGAAAGCGGATTTAGAAAACGCTTCAACAAGAAAGACGTTATTGGACAGAGCCAGACTGAGACAAGAAAAAGGTTTATTCAAAATCAGATCAAGCTTCAACAATTTGTTTTCTGCTTTAACGGGTGAGAATCCTCACGATGCCATCAATATGGCTTTGAACTCCGATAAGCCTGCCGCAGAAATACGCAACTTGACAAACCGTTTACGGGCAGCGGCCCGCAGATCAGAAAAAGAGGGACCGGTTTTTGTTGACGGTAAAAGAATTGAGATTACCGTCCCCCAAGTCGAGGAAGAATTACGTGACGCTTTTTTCCAGATTGCCGACGAGTCTAGCCGTCCAGATCTCGCCTCGGTAGGTGCTCCACCCGATTTCAGCAAATTCAGATCTTTCTTTTTTGCCACTCGTGGAAAAAACGAGCCTTTGATCAAAACTCTGACTGACAAAAAAGTGGGTCTGTTCAGTGACATGGAAAGAGTGCGTCTTGAGCAACTTTTGACTGCGGGTGAGGGCGCACAAAAGAAAATAGCCAACCCTGGTTACGATATTGTTGAAGAGCTAGAATCGGGCATGGATGTGTTGACTAATTTGATCGTTAGATCAGCAGGTGCCGGAGCGGGTCAAAAGCTATCTGCGATATTACCCGGTAACGCAACTTTGATTGCGGCCTCGGGGGGTTCCCAAGCGGCTTTGAAAATGCTGGATAGAATTCCAACGACCGACACAAACAAATTATTACAAAAAGCAATACAAGAGCCAGAGATGATGGCTTTGTTGCTGGAAAAAGGTTTGATTACCGGAGAGCGGCAAAGCACTAAAGATGTCGCAAAGCGAGTCTTCAATGTGCGAAGACTCAACGCTTTCATAAACAGTGCGTTGGGTACAGGGGCGGCAGAAGAAATTATGACACAAGATTTGTCGCCAGAAGAACAGGCTGCAATCCGTCAGTTCGAAGAAACACCTTTTGGGACCCCAAGGCCCAGAGGATTCGGTGGTCTGAGAGATCGGGGTATACCAGCACCCCAACCTCCAATAGATCCGCCCATGCAAGTGATAGGGCCGCCTTTGCCCCCTGCACTACCAACTCAGGCTGCTGCACCAGCAAACCAGCAAACGAGACGACGGTTCGCGGCCCTTTATCCAGATGATCCGATATCTCCGCTAATTGAAGCACAAGGCATAGGAACACTGCCGCAAGCGAGAGGGTAATGGCCGAGCGAGAGGGCATTTCTGCTCTGAAAGGTTTTCCAGAAACCAAGGAGGAAGCAGCCGAAAGAGTCGCCCGGGAACGACTTAACAAACAAGAGTTTGAGCTTGAAATGATGAGTGGTCTGCCCCCTGAATTTCAACCGGGTGGGATTTATTCTTTACTATCCACTTTGGGCCAGTCGTTTCCTGATCTTCAATATCATACTTTCGGCCAAGTTCCGGGCCGATACCGCGAAGCTTTTGAAGGACTAGAAGACAAGCGAAAGAAAATGTCAAAAACCGCGATGGGCAGAGCACGAATCAAGGCGACCTATCCCACGATAACGAATCCAGACGGTGGTGCTATTTTGGGAAGTTTTATACCAGATCTTTCGAGAGCAAGACAAAGAGCAAAAGAGGTTATTGGCGACAACTTTCTTCAAAGTGCTAGACGCGGTACTACTTTGCAATACGGGCCACCATACTCAGATATTGCTATGCCAAGTTTGATTGGTGAAGAATTCTACGAATCCGCTGCTCCTGCGAAAAAATTTAATGTTGTAGATATGGAGGAGGGCGAGGTTGGGCCTGGGTTTCTGACCGGTCCAACATCCCGTTCTATTCTTTTGTCTAGGCTACCGGAAAGTCTGAGCGGATACGATGCGGGCAGACAAGGCGGGACTTTGTTTCACGAATTATTCCACGCTGGATCGCAACATCCTCGCATCACCGACTTCATTGTCTCTGAGAACTACAGTAAATTGGACCCGGATTTACAAAAAGGTATTGCTGAGATGGTGGTGGATAATCATAAATTTTTATATCCGCTTGATGATTATGAAAAACGCTACAGAGATTTGACCAAAAAAGGCGAAGACGGACAAAGCGGCATAGACACCATTTTGAAAAATATTGATTCGATTAGAGCAAAAAACCAAACCGGACGAGGCATGAACGAAGAAGAAATAGCAAAGTTCGAAGAGTTGGTTTCAATCAATGAGCGCGGTGGAGACCCTGTAGATTTTCTGGTCAAACAACAAATGGACCCGGAGGACGTTGAAAAACTCGATGTAGTTGAAAAAGCCAGTGCGGCTTTGAGAATATTTTTGAATGAAACGTCAGATATCAAAACGGGCGAAACAAGGGGCAATCTGTATTACCCGCCAAGAGCAGTGCCTAAACCAACCAAGCCCTAGCTTCTTCCCCTAGCACCTGTTGTGCTATGTCAATCTTTCCTTTCAACGCTTTGATTATCTTTTCATCCACGGTCTTGGGGCTGACAAGATCCACGTACAGAACGTGGTGGTCCTGCCCAATCCTGTGCGCCCGGTCTTCTGACTGCAACCTGATCTCCAAGTCATAAGAATTGTTGTAATACAATACGTTAGTGGCAGCAGTTAAAGTCAATCCGTAGCCACCGGTCTTTGGGTTTGCCACGAAGAAACGCACTGGGCTTTCTTTATCTTGAAACTGCTCTACAATCCGGTCCCGCTCCTCTTGCGGCGTGGCACCATAAAAAGTGACTACCGAATCTTCACCAAACTTCTCTGCCAGCGTCTGTTGTATCTGCTCAATGTCGTACACATAACTCGCCCAGATGATGACTTTGCCAATCATCTCCCCTATCACCTCTAACATTTCTGTCATACGGTTGCTTGCAAGCGGTTGTATCTCTCCATCATCGGTTCGTAAATGACCACAGCAAATCTCTTGCAGTCGCATGATCTGTGTCAACACGCTCTGTGTCGTTGCTAACTCACCCTGGTCAAGCATTGCCAGTGCAAACTCCTGCATCTGTTTGTACGCTTTGGTTTGCTCCTCAGTCAAAGCAACTTGTCTTTGCATGTAAATCTTGTCTGGTAGATCGAGACAATCTTCTTTTAGCACCCGGTGACTGTGCTTCTCCAGCTTGCAATTCAACTCTTCGAGGTTCCTGTACCCGGTGATCTGTTGAAAACTTCTGGCCCCGAACCGGCGTTGCTGTACCACGGCGTACCGACCTTGAAAAGCATAGTAGCTATCAAAACCAAGCATACGGGTGTTCAGAAAGGCACATTGTGAGTAAAGGTCCATTGGATTCTTGGTAACTGGACTGCCCGTCAGTATTCTTTTGTATTTTGCGGCTTTGCCCAGTGCAATAATGTTCTTGGTTCGTTGGGCTTGGCGATTCTTGATCGTGGTGCTTTCATCCACCACCACAAAACAGTTCGGGTTCATCTTTACAAAATCTTGGGCGACCTGGGTGCCACGCTTTGTCGATAGTGCCTCTACGTTCATGATAAGGATCCGCAGTGCATCGCCCGACCCCCGCGCTACTTGGATCAGTCTTTTCTGAAACTTCTGTGTCGTTTTCGGCTCCCATAGCAGCGAGTCAACCTTTACATCGTCTGACATGTGTTGCGGTATCTCTTTCGAGTGCCAGTTTGCGTACACACCTTTAGGCGCGATTATGAGCGCAGCTTCTATCTCGGCTTGTTGAAAAAGCATACCCATCGTGTCGATTGTCACCTTGGTCTTACCAGTTCCCATCTCCATGAAAAGCGCGAAAACACTCTTCTGCCAAGACTTTTCAAGCGCAATCTTTTGATGGTCGTAAGGTTCTGTTTTGAATGTGTACATAATCTTTCTAATATATTGACATCTAGGATAGTACGGGATTACTCTTATGTTGGGAAGTGTTGAAAGACACTTGAACAATCAACAACGAACGAGGACTGACGAATGAATGACCTCTATGATGAGATGGCTGGTGACGCCAAGAAGTCACTCGACCTCCCCCAAGACGGCCAATTGTCCAGTGTATCAAATATTGCTGAACAAATCCTTGCTGAACAGCAAAGAGTAGAAAACCTTGAAGGGGATCTAAAAGCGGCCAAGGCAAAACTTTTGAAACTGACAGATGAAGAACTTCCAGCAGCAATGCAGGAGTTGAATCTCAGTGCTTTTGCGCTGGCGGATGGCAGTCAGGTATCTCTCAAACCGACTTATGGTGCGAGGATACCAAAAGACAAAGAGCAGGAGGCTTTCGAGTGGTTACGACAGCGTAACGAGGCTGATCTCATTAAGAACACCGTGACGGTTCGTTTCAACAAAGAGCAAGACAACGAGGCACGAGCCTTGGTTGAGGATCTGCGTGGGAAGGACATGCAACCAGAGCAAGCCTCTACGATTCACCCTGGAACCCTCAGAGCTTGGGTGAAGGGCAGAGTCGAGGATGGTTTGGAACTGGACATGGAGCTTTTCGGTGTGTGGGTTGGACAACGAGCAGAAATCAAGAGGAATAACGATGGCTGACAAAGAAGTAAGCGAAAAGAAGGAAGGAAAGGTAGCGGTGTTAGATGCCGCCATGTTCGAAGAGGATGCCGGTGCTGGCATGACGATGGATCAGGATGATTTGGCTTTGCCATTTCTGAAAGTTTTATCGGCACTCGACCCTTTGATCCAAGAGGGCGAGATAGACGCGAAGGCCGGTGACTTGTACAACACGGTTACAAACACTGTCTACAACGGTAAGGAAGGTGTCAGGGTGATCCCCGCTCACTACGAGCGTAGATTTCTGCACTGGGCACCCCGTGGAAGTGGCGCAGGAGCACCAATCAGTATCTATGGACCCGATGATCAGCGTCCAGAGACCAAGAGGGACGAAAACGACAACAAAGATTACGTTGTAGGTGGTGAAGGTTCGTATATCGACGAGACTCATCAACATTATGTAATGGTCCTTGAAGATGATGGCTCTGCAAACACTGCGTTGATCTCAATGAAATCGACACAGTTGAAGAAGTCACGGAAATGGAACTCGATGATTGCATCCAGGACGATGACTAATGCGAAGGGCGAAAGCTTTCAGCCCCCGCGATTTAGTCACGTGTACAAGCTATCAACCTCGTCTGAGAAAAACGACAAGGGTTCATGGCACGGCTGGAACATCGAACTGGACGGTGTGGTCGAAGACGCGAATGTCTACCGGTCTGCAAAAGCTTTTCACGAATCCATCAAGGGTGGAGAAGTGACAGTTAAGCATGAACAGGAGACAACCACAGAGAGGACTACAGAGCCTTTCTAACCGCTATGGGGAACCCGGTCTCCACAGGCCCAGCAAAATCGTCTTCGACTAGCTGGGCCGTCCGGGACTAATATACATGATAGATAAATTTTCAAACATATTCGACGGCCTCAAGGCAGCTTACGGGACCTACAAGATCAATGGTCGCGACACGAAAGGCAAAGCAACCGGAAAAGCTACGGTCGTCAAAGAATCACGGACCACGGAGACATGGGAAGCTCATCTCTCTGGTCAACAATCTATCGGCATTATCCCTATCAACGAAGACAATCAGTGCAAATGGGGCTGTATCGATGTCGATGAATACAATTTCAACCATCAAGAACTCATAGAACGACTGCAAAAGGCTAAACTGCCACTGGTCGTATGTCGTAGTAAATCGGGTGGTGCTCACGTATTTTTGTTTACTACGGAGTTCATACCCGCCAAGGACATGCAGGAGACCTTGAAACGACTTGCCATATCGCTTGGATATGGTTCTTGCGAAATATTTCCAAAACAAATTGTTCTGCATTTGGAGCGTGGTGATGTAGGCAACTTTTTGAATACGCCGTACTTTGACCACGAGAACGGTCTACGTTACGCATTCAAGCCAGACGGGACTGCAGCAACCATCGAAGAGTTTTTTGATCTATACGATCAGAACGTACAGACTCATGAACAGGTATTGGCACTCAAGGTAGAAGATGACCCGGATCTGCCACTGAAAGACGGTCCACCCTGCCTACAGATGCTTTGTAAGGACGGGATACCAGAAGGGGCTAGGAACAATGGCCTGTTCAATCTGGGCGTATATCTACGCAAATCTGACCCCGAAGGCTGGGAGTCGGCAATCCTCGAACACAACATGAAGTTTATCCACCCGCCATTGCCGTTGGGCGAAGTCAATACAGTAGCCAAACAGTTGGAGAGAAAAGACTACGCTTATAAGTGTAGTGATGCGCCTATAAACAGCGTCTGCAACCGTGAACTTTGTATGACACGTAAGTTTGGCATAGAGGGCGTCACGACAGGGGTGCAGATAGCCAATCTGCGTAAATATAACAGCGTACCGCCAGTTTGGTTCTTGGATGTGATGGGTCAGCCTCTCGAAATGCAGACGGATGATCTATTGAATCAAGGTGCGTTTCAGAAAGCGTGTGTGGATCAGTTGAACTTCTTGCCCCGCACGATGAAAAAAGACATGTGGGAGACTCGAATCAACGGGTTGTTAAACGAAATGTCAGAGACAGAGGGCAGTATTATCGAGGTGTCTGACGATGTTTCAATAAACGGACAGTTCAATGACCATCTCGAAGATTTTTGCACTGGGCACCAAGCCGCAGAGGATCGAGAACAAATACTGTTGAAGCGTCCGTGGACAGATGAAGATCGTGGAGAAACCTATTTCAGACTCAAAGATCTGGAATCTCATTTGATCAAAGCGAACTTCAAACACTTCAAAACACACCAGATCGCACAACGACTGCGAGACTTGAACGGTCATTCGTCTTTATTGAAAATACAGGGTAAGCAAATCAGACTATGGCGTATTCCATCTTTTGATACGGATAAATCTCAATTGACCACCCCACAGTTTACCAGTGACCAAGAGATTCCGTTCTAATGCAGCGCATCTTTGGTCCACCTGGCTGCGGAAAAACTACCACATTACTCGATCTGGTTGATAAGGCACTGTCTGAAGGCGTAGCACCGCACAAGATAGCATTCTTTGCGTTTACACGAAAAGCCGCCTCAGAGGCAAAAGAGAGAGCCTCAGAGCGGTTTGGGTTGGACCCCAAAGCTGATCTGCCGTTTTTTCGTACAATACACTCATTGGCGTTCTTCCTAACCGGTTTGAAGAGTGATCAACTTATGACAGCAGAACATTACCGGGAAGTTGAAAAAAAAATTGGTATTAGCTTGGTGTCTGGCGAGACCAGACTGCATGAGGTCGAAGAGGATCTCAGTAATAGTCTGCGAAAAGAATCACCGATACTGCGGTTGATCACCTTGTCGCGCTTGAAAAAGACATTGCTGCGGCATGAGTACAACTTCAGTGAGATTGAATACAAGTGGGTAGAAGTGGACTACGTTGCACGGTCCTTGAAACAATACAAAAAGGAACATCAACTTTACGACTACACAGACATGTTGGAATTGTTTGCTCAGTCTGCACAGGATACTTGCCCTCACTTTGAGCTTTCCATGCTTGATGAAGCACAAGATCTTTCACCCTTACAGTGGGACATTGCCCACGCCATTGAAAAGAAATCCGACCGCATGTATTGCGCGGGTGACGATGACCAGGCTATTTATAAATGGAGTGGGGCAGATGTAGACCATTTCATCAACCTGCCCGGTGGCAGTGAGGTACTGGAGCAAAGCTACCGTGTGCCTCGGAAGATCCATGAGATCGCAGAGCGTATTAGTGCAAGAATCAAGCGACGGTTCCCAAAGAAGTATCTGCCGCGACGAGAAGAGGGGGTTGCCAAACGGATCACTGGATTTGAAGAACTAGATCTTAGTCAGGGCACGTGGTTGTTTTTGGCTCAAGCGAAGTTTCATCTGAACAGCGCACAGTATTTTATGAAACAACAGGGTCGTTTTTTTCAATATCCAGATGCAACACATAGTGTGCGATTGAAGGTACGGCAAGCATTAGAAGCATGGCGATTGTTACAACAGGGCAAGCCCGTGACCTTTGATCTTACAAAAACACTGTATCAATACATGTCAGGCAACGGTGTCCGGATAGCTAGAGGACACAAGAAAATAATTGGGGAAGAAGACGACACGTTTACTTTTGAAGAGCTACGAGACCATCATGGTTTGCTGGCGACTCAAGACATGGCGTGGAATGAGGCATTGGATAAGATACCGGGTGTCGATGTGGCTTACATCAACGCACTGGTGCGAAGAGGCGAAGACCTCACCCAACCACCTCGTATAAGACTGAGCACGATCCACGGCGCAAAGGGTGGTGAAGCAGAGAACGTAGTCCTGTATACGGACTTGACGGTAGCGGCAGAGCAGTCGATGGAGCAGGATTCTGATTCCATCCATCGGGTGTTTTATGTTGCTGTCACACGCTCGAAGCAAAACCTTTTCATCGTGGAACCCGAAAATTACAACAGGAGTTATGCGTTGTGACTGAAGATAACGTGAACCAGCCCAAGCACTACTTGATTGGAGATATTGAGGCTATCGACGCGATGGTCATGGTATTTGGCGGTAAGGCCGTGAAAATGTATTGCTTGTGTAACGCTTTCAAGTACCTCTGGAGATGCCTGCACAAAGGCAAAGAGGTGGAGGATATTAAAAAGGCGATTTGGTATCTCAGGTTCGCTATCTCAGACGACCCGCGAAAAGATCATGCAAAAAGAGACTAGACTTCAGTTCCCCTTGTTCACCCCGACATCGGAGTGGACACCACCATTCGAGTTACGAGATCTGACGGGCTGCAAAGAGATAGCCGTGGACCTCGAAACACGAGACCCGAACCTCAAACAGAACGGACCAGGCTGGCCCAGAAAAGACGGTGATGTCGTTGGCATTGCCGTTGCGACCGAAGGCTGGGAAGCATATTACCCGATTGCCCATACCGGGGGCGGCAACCTGGATAAAGGGATAGTTATGCGCTGGCTGCAAAAACAAATGCGGACTGACGCAATCAAGATCATGCACAACGCACCTTATGACCTTGGCTGGTTGAAAGCATTGGGTGTCGAAGTAAACGGCGAAATCGTAGATACGATGGTCATGGCCGCCCTGCTGGATGAAAACCGATACAGCTACAGCTTGAACGCGCTGTCATACGATTACCTGGGTGAGGCTAAATCGGAAAAACTTTTGACCGAGGCGGCGGTCGAATTTGGTGTCGATCCGAAGGGTGAGTTATGGAAGCTACCGTCACAGTTTGTTGGTCCGTATGGCGAACAAGATGCGAGGTTGGCTTTTGACCTTTACAAGTTTTTCAAGCTTGAGATCAACAAGGAGGGACTTGAGACAATCTTCGATCTCGAAACACGGCTCACTCCCTGCCTGATTGATATGACCTTCCGGGGGGTGCGAATTGACCTCGAAAAGTGCGAAAGGACTAAGCAAGAGCTCTTAAAGGAAGAAAAACAAAAGCTCAAGCAAATCAATGACTTAGCGGGTATGGACGTTGAGATCTGGGCAGCCGCATCTTTGGCAAAAGCGTTCGATAAATTGAACATAAAATATGCCCGGACACAGACCGGCCAGCCTTCATTTACCAAGGTTTTTTTGTCTGAGCACCCTCACGAGTTCGCGAAGTTGGTCGTTGCGGCGCGTAATCTGAACAAGGTACAGGGCACGTTCATTACTTCGATTATGAAGTATGTATCGAAAGAGGGCCGCATCCACGGTCATATTAACCAGCTACGAAGTGACGAGGGCGGGACTGTCAGCGGACGGTTGTCGATGAACAACCCCAACCTACAACAGATCCCGGCACGTGATCCAAAACTCGGTCCCTTGATCCGCAGTTTGTTCCTGCCGGAAGAAGACGAGCAGTGGGCGGCAATTGACTTCTCGCAACAGGAGCCACGGATCTTGGTCCATTACGCAGATATATTTGGCGAGTGGAAAAACAATCCATTGAAAGGAGCACGGGAGTTTGTCAACGCATATAACAATGATCCGGATACTGACTTCCATACGATGGTATCTGAAATGGCAAAGATCCCTCGTAAGCAAGCCAAGACTATCAATCTGGGTTTGATGTACGGAATGGGTGTCAACAAGATGGCTGGTGAGCTTGACTTGTCCGTAGACGAGGCAAAAGAAATCACCCAGCAATATCATGCCCGGGTGCCTTTTGTGCGTGAGTTAATGCAAGGCGTATCAAGATCGGTAGATACCAAGGATGATGGGGCCATACGCAGCCTCAAGGGCCGCAAGTGCCGTTTTAACATGTATGAGCCAGTGGGGTATGACTTGAAGAAAGCGATGCCCAAAGCCGAAGCCAAGGCCACCTACGGCGATACTACGCCATTGCGACGTGCATTCACGTACAAGGCCCTCAACCGGTTGATCCAGGCTAGTGCTGCGGATATGACAAAACAAGCGATGGTGGACCTCTATGAAGCCGGAGAGCTACCATTGATACAGGTTCACGATGAGTTGGGTTGCAGTGTGATGGATGCGGAACACGCACGACGGATCAAAGAAGTCATGGAAAACGCCATCGAACTACGGGTTCCCAACAAATGTGACATCGATATTGGTCCGTCATGGGGTGAGGCAAAAGAGCTTGCGTGATATCCCGGATAGTCCTATAATTTCCCGTATGGACACAGAAAAATACAAGTCAGTTGCAGTGCCGCGAGATGTTTATCAGGACATCAAACTACTTGCGAAGCATGAAGACCGGCCAATATCAAAGCAGCTTGCAAAGATCCTAAAGGAATGGAAGCAAGACCGCATCAATGAAGCGGAATCGCTTTCTTCCCATAGGTAGGGCAAGGTTTCATCAGACCTTCCGTGGGTTCGCGGCTGCCTTGACCCGAAAGCCGCAATCAATCATTATCCGGCAATCCTTTTCTTCTCCTCAGTCGAAAGGTAGCGACCAGAAGGCCAACCCTTTACGGCCTGACACGGCCCGAGCCGCCCGGGTGTCGCGATGGCGGCACCTTTTCTTTTTCTTTTTATTACTACCTGGTTGTAATGCTTTCGAGCCTGCCAAACGCTCCGGCTGGGCATACAAGGGGCATGAGTACGTGAACTGTCCTGATCGTAAGACGATTAAAATGTGCGAGAAGGCGGGACCTTACATGATTTGCGAATGCGCGATGAGGTAGGGAAGGGGCCGGTCAATGGGAGTGAAACCAGGCCCCCTTGGGGTCATTGACAAGATATCACAGGATCTTCTTTGGTGTCACGTTGAAATCGTCTCCAGCTAGGAACTGAGTCTGTTCTTTCAACGCATCGGGGTGGTGCGGTTCACTTGTCATGGTCATACCCATCAATTGATATGTAGGGGGGTTTTGTTTCATGCCCTCTTCAATCTTTTTCATCAACGAGTGTTCACGGACCTGGTTCAAAGACAACGATTGATAGACCACTGTGGTCGGTTTTGCCGTGGCTAGATGTTGATACGTAACCGCCATTGTAAACTTTCTAACCATTGATCAGCTCCTTAATGCCCTCAGTCACCGCCGAGCTTTTCCTTGACTCCATGATCTCATCCAGAGCCGGTTGCACAAGAGCAAATTCATCTTCTGTCAAATGAACCTCGTAGTCACTGTCGCCGCCGAACACCATTGTCACGAAGGCTTTGTATTGCTCTTTTGTTTTATCATTCCACTTCATTGTCTTTCTCCATGTCTTCTAACCAAACAAACCTACTGAACTTGACCCGGCACGTCGGATGGTCGTCCGGGACAAAATGTAAATAAACGTCACCCCCATACGCTATCGGCTGGTCATGCCTATCGTCCAGCTTCAATATTACGTTGCGGGAATCGTTCTCTTCTTCTTTGAGTTGCAAACTGAACCGAAGGTTCTTCAAGAAATGCGATAGGAAAAACGTGAAGTCGTTGAGGCTTAGGTCATCCAGAATCTCCACAACATCTTCTGCAACGAACTTTTTGCCATACAACGTCTTCCTGAGTTCATCGTTCTGCATCTCCAGGTCCACGATTTTCTCTTGTTGCTTGTGAATCTTCTCTTTGGATTCAACGGCGTCTTTGTTCAAGCCCGTGATCTTGTCGAGATATTTATCTGCCTTCCGTTTCCAGTGTTGAGCAAGCTTTTCAGCCTTCTCAACGTCTTCAACCAACTCTGCTTTCTTTTTCATTCTCTTCTCCTATCTTTCCAAAAAATGCGTCAGCAATCATGCCAGCGTGTTTGATCGCTCTGTATTCAGCGGGATGGTTGTCCCGGATATAACATTGCTTGCAAACAGCATCGCCGTTCTTGATTACCAACCCCTCTTGTAGACAGTCCTCACGGACTCCCTTATACCTACAATCCATACTGTGCCCCTTTACTATTGTTGTCAGGTGGAATAATTAATCGTCTTTTTTGTCGTCCCTCTCAACGACATAATCTTTTGTGATGATTCCTAGTCTCTCGTCACCGCGCCAATGCGGCTTGATATAAATCGTTTTGTACACGTTCCCGTGGCTATCCCGATATTTTCTTTCGTGCCCAGAAACTTCGTGCCTTTTGACACCGTAAGGTTCTGATCTTCTTGGCATTTTTGGAACAATGACTCGCCCTTTTGTTTTGGGCAACTTCAAAACGATACGATGGTGCGCGTCTCCAGGAACGACCTCCTGTTTAAATTTTTGTCCCTGTATTCCGAGATCCTTGGGTTCTTCAACGAACCACTCATAATTCATCAAGCTTAAAATGGCTATTAACCGGGCGTAACGGTTTATATTGGTTTTGTCAGCAACTAACTCTCTTACTTTGTTTTCTTGTAAATCCATTATCAGATCGTTGAGACCCCCTGACCATCTATCTATCAAGGGTTGCATATCGTTACTAAACTTTCGGTAATTGTCCCCGAGTAACCACAACGCAAGCGTGGCGTTTTCTCGCTCACGCTTTTCTTCTTCCGTCATACCGGTAGAGGATTCATCGATATATCTTCCGCTAAGACTCCAAACACAAGTTTTTGAACTGTATGGGTGAAACCCGACCTTTTTCTTTTGGAACGTCTCGTAATAATGGTTTATCAAATAAACATCACCAAATCCCACGTCTTTACGGTGACCGACCAGAGCCGCATCCCACTGTGTTCCTACACGACGATTCTCTACCCTGCCCACGAATTGAGTGCTGTACACATGGAATGCTTGTAGCCCTTCGCCCTCGTACAAGTGTCCCAAGTCAAACTCAATCCACTGGTTGTAGTGCCTTGGTTTACCATTGAGCATTGCTTTGTAGAGTTGGTGTTGGTTGCCTTTCACCACAGACGGCTCAAGATACTCAAGAATTTCGTTAGTAATCTCGTAAACGACACTGCTTTGTAGTCTTTGCGTGTTTTCTTTTACACCCTTTTTCATTGATGCTTTCCAAGGGGCGGGATTATGATATCGATCCAGACCATGCAAACGGACATACGGTTTTTGTACAGCGTGGATAACTTCTTGTTTCAGCTCACCAAGTTCCATCTCGCTCATTGCTTATCCCCTAAGATTTTATCCAGACAGTCATCCAACACGGGTTTGACAGACTCGTAACATTTTTTGTTCGTGTCATAGTCTGTGCTGGATTTGCTGCCGTATATATGATGTCCCGCAGCGTTAAATGTCCAACTTAGACGCTCACATAATCTTTTTTCAAAGTATTCTCGCGCTTTGTCCTGAAATTCGTAATCGACATCCAACAAAACTTCATCTGCAAGCTCTACCAGTTTCTTTTTATTCACTTACTTCTCCTCAAAAACCCCGCCAGACGGCCCACCCGGACGGGAACGGGTGTTCTAAGGCAGGAGTATTGCCTCGGCCTGTTCAATGAATTTCTTCCTCAAGTTCCAGCATGTTCGCTCGATGGTTAGCCAGATCAAACTCCACCAGGCTTTTTGCCAGTTCCATCTCTCGTTCAGATATATCCAAGGACGTTTTGTACAAAAGATTCAGTACACGCTCTGATTGTTCTTCGGTTGATGCAGTCAGTGCCATCCGTAGAGATTGTACGAAATACACAAAGTCGTTTGGTATCTCCATTATTTTTCCTCCTCTGCAATCATCTCTTCGTCATAAAAAAAACGAATCGTCGTATTTTCGAAATCATCATTGATAATCTCAAAATTAGGTATAGGCCCGTTGTTTTGTGCCCGGCTTCCATCCTTGTTCCAGTTTGCAGGACAAGTGTCCAGCCACTCGAAAAACTCAATCCTTGTCATCTTTCTCCTCTTTAAGATTTTCATTGAGTAAATAGATCGCCTTCAAGATCGTATCAATGTCTTTCTCGATCCGTTCAACACGGGCAAACAGCTCTTCAGCTTGTTCATCCGTCAACGTAAGCTTGATTTCGATCATGAATTTACTCGTTTTTTGTATGGGAATATGGGAGAATATCGTGCATCGCATACGAAAACAAGCGTTTTTACCTTAATTCGCCTTACCTATTACACTTTTCTGGAGAAAAAAGTTTTTTGTAAAAAAATATTTTTTCAAAATGGTGTCGATAGTGTCGATAGTGTAACCTTCCCTTTAAAAATGGGCGTTTCAAGGGTTACACCAGGGTTACACCACCCAATAATGGTGTAACCCGCTCGCTTATACCCCAAAAACCATATATAGGGGCCAAAAAAATAAATTTTGTTGAAAAATTATTTGTTCTGAAAAGTTGCTAGTGGAAAGCGCGTTTATTAAACTCCCGAGACATGGCAGAAGCTATCAAAACAGAAACACGGGGAAGACCCCCGATATCTGAGAACACACGACTTACCGGCAAACAGGCAAAGTTCGTAGAACTGTATTGCACTCGCGAAGGAACTGAAACACTTCAAAACCTGGCAATCGAGGCAGGCTTTTCAAAGTCTGGTGCCCACACAAGAGCCTATGAAATGCTCAACCCCAAAAAAAGCCCGCATATCTGCAAAGCCGTGCGAGAACGAAGGGCCGAGCTTAACGAAAAATATGCAGTTAATTTTGGTCAACACCTGGCTGACCTTGGCAAGATTCGAGACCAATCGATAGCCGCAGGAAACTTCGCGGCGGCGACGGCGGCTGAAAAAGCGAGAGGTCAAGCTGCGGGATTGTACGTCAACCGAAGTGAGATTCGACACGGTAGTATCGATCAAATGTCAAAAGAAGAAGTCCAACAAGCTCTGAATGATTTGAAACGTCAACTCGGTGAAAAGGTTATCGAACATGAAGCAAACGGAGTCGAACTTCTGGAAGCGTCTCAAAAAGAGGATTGACACAAGTTATGAGTGCCCAACCGTCACCCGGATAGAAAACAGCTCAACGCCCGGGGTTCCTGACATACTGTTGATGGACGGTCACAAAAACCTTCATCTGATTGAACTCAAAGTTTGCACGGGTAACAAAGTAAATATCAGCCCCCATCAAGTATCTTTTGCAACTCGTCATGCGAACGCCCGTGTCTGGATGTTGGTCGAGGTCCAAAAGTCTGAAGGTAATAAGTGTTATCTGTATCGAGCAAACAGCGTGATGAAACTGGCAGAACATGGTTTGAAAGAAGTAGCACCCGATCTGATATTCGACCTGGTAGAAGACTTCGAAACTTTCATTTACTGGATCAAGACATCAAAACGACTTGACAGTCCTATACCATCCCATGTTAAAACCGCTTGATGTTTTTTCTTATCGAAAAGGTTTTGTCGTGGCTGTATCCAAATGAGGATCAAAAAACCGCTGGCGAACTCAAACTCGAAGATGACCGTAAGCGTCGGATGGAAACGATACGGTATTGGGATAATCATATCCGGCAGCGCGAAAAAGAATTAGGCATGGCATTTGACGACGATTGATTTACTCTATAGGATGTATCCCACATTCATTCTAATTAGGAGTAAAACGAATGGCGGAAGCAATAGACACAACACCCGTAGTGAAAGAGACTTTGTTAACTTTTGAGAACGCGAACGATCTAAAAGCATTAGATTTGTTTTCTGCAAAAAATGACGTTAGATATTGGTTAAACGGGATACACATAGACCGAAACCATGTTACGGCTACGAATGGACACGTTTTATTAAGAATATGTTACGGGCAAGATTTGGATCTTGGCCCGGATGGAATAGTTCTGGCGTTGCCCAAATTCACTGTCAAAGCCTCAAATCCTGGGTGCGCGATATCAATAGAGGAAACCGAAACCCCGGTCCCGCATGGGAACGATACGGTGACAGAGTATAGCCGGGTGGCGCGATTGTTTATAAACGATACGGTACACAAACTTGAAATAATCGACGGCCAGTACCCGGATGTTACGAGGGTGATCCCTTCCGAAAACCAAACCAAACAATCCGACTCATCATTTCAATCTCAGTATTTGGAACTTATCGCGAAGGCTGCAAGGCTTTTGAATAGGAACAAAAAAGAGACAACCTGCAGACTCTACGGGGAGACTAACTGCGCGCATCGCGTCGATATTGGTGGTAGGGACGATGTTGAAATGGTAATTATGCCATTAACTAATCCGAAGAAGTCGTAACCGTATCCTGTCAGATAGAAAAGACCCGGAGTGATCCGGGTTTTTTTGGCTTGAAGATGGGAGCTATCCCAGATAAGATAACCGGACATTCTAAAACTTAGGAGTAAAAAAGAATGACTGCAAACCTTTATAAAGCTCAATTACATGAGGCCGGATTAGCCTCTACACGCGCGGTTGCGATTACTGAGGCTATTAGTGAGTTGCACAAAGCTTTCGCGGCCTGCGATCTTACGAACCGCAACATTGTGCGAGACTTGTTTGGAAACTTAACCGTCGATCAAATGATCACTGACTTTGCAAAAACGGAAGATCTCAATAAAGAAATATTTGATCAAGATGCCGAACCGCTCGAAGATCGTATTTATTTCATGGTCAAAGAACGAATCGAAGAAGATATCCATTACCGGGTTCTAGCGGCAATGAAAGAACATATAGAGAACTATGATTTTTCTAGCTACGTCGAAGATTTCTTGAAAGAGCCGGTGTCCCGGATGGTCCAAGACCTACTCCAAAACGTTAACCTGGTGATAGCGGATGAATAAATGTTATGGAGAATTGGACAAAGAAACAGCCGACGCGCTCGGTCATTCTTTCTACATTGCAAAAAACGATGTTAACGGTAATCCTCGTTACGTGATCCACTGGCTTGCTTTCGGCACCGACTACGATAGCGCGTACACGACTGCCAAGCTGCTCGGCTTTTCAAAGTATCGAGGTAAAAATTTTGGCGGGGGTTTCGTATGCCAAAGCTACAATCTACAAAACACTGCGGAAAGAATCCTAGAGCGGAGACAATTCAATGTGGTTTGATAGGTTCGACATTGTATCGGCTTACTACCACTTTTTTGTGCAGTATCACGAGGGACTATCTTCGAGGAAGTATGAACGACTCTGCAAAATACTTAGCTATTACAGTCCGAGTGAGAGTGATCAACATCTCGAAAATATGACTGAGAACGCGCGATTCATCTTTGATGAATTAGTAAAACGTGAACTCGGTTAGCCCTGACCACAAACCAAACAAACCCGGCCAAGTGCCGGGTTTTTTGTGTGTTGTGCATGGGATCGATCCCATATAAACTAAGCGGACATTCTAACTCAGGAGTAAAAAAGAATGGGAACTAGATTACGTAGAAAAAAAACTAGACTCGAAAAACAAGCTGCCAAGTATCGCAACCGGGAGCGGCTGCGCTTACAAAAGAAACGCGAAGAACTGGC